TAAGTAATCTTTCAATGCGTACATGCTGAAAAGATAAGTAATCTTTCAATGCGTATAGACAATCAGAGCTGTTTCCCCCTTTGGGGGAACTTCAAAGTCTCAGAAGTTTTGGTAATCTTTGGTATAATTCTATCGAAGATATAATTAACCTTGTAAGTATTTGTTATACTTACAGAAACCTTTGAAGATTCTAAGGAATCTTAAAAGTCTTTACAGTCTTCACAGCTGGCAACTAGATTCTACGAATCTAAAAAAACTTTGAAGACTTTGGAGAGCTTCTAAGACTCTAAGGAGTCTTAGCCTGCGCATCAAGTCAGTTAAAGACTTTAAAGACTGTGGGTGGGCAGGTCGCCATGGGGGGTGGGGTGTATATATACTACTGCTTATACATTTTTACAAGGATTGGGTGGAAACTAGAATAGCGCCTCAGCTTTAAAGGGCTTATAAGGGGAGAGGTAGATACAGATGATGTACATGACTTATATATCTATATAACGGTGGGGACGTTAATATAATTATAACGCTGAGATCCAGTTTTGTCAAGAGAAAGTATATATAAATGTATATATTCTTTCAAATAAATATACATTTATATATACATATGCACAGATAATCCATTTATTTATACATATATATAACTAAATGTTATAAAAGACTTGACAGATTAGTAAACCAGCGGTATACTAGAGGTATGAAGAATAAAGAACTCACAGAAAAGCAAGAAGCATTCTTAGCAAACTTACCAACCGTAGGAGGTGATCCGAAACAAGCAGCACTATTAGCTGGTTATTCGGAGTCCAGCTATCCTGCTGTGGTAAAAGCCTTGCGCCAAGAGATCCTCGACATGGCTACGGGGATCTTAGCGCAATCTGCCCCCAAAGCCGCTATGAAGCTTGTAGATATTATGGATAGTAATGCACCTATCCCACAAGCTAGTATGCGTATACAGGCTGCACAGACCATTTTAGATCGTGTAGGGCTAGGAAAGAAGGACACATTGGATGTGAATGTTAATACAACAGGTGGTATCTTTGTACTACCCACCAAGAAAGAGACAGTAATAGAAGGTGAGTATGAAGAGATCGAGTAGCACAATACCATTTGGTTATAAATTAAACGAAGATAATACTCTGGATGCCGTTCCAGCGGAGCTAGAAGCCTTAGCATCAATCGTCCCTATGGTTAAGGACAAGAGTTTATCCCTTCGTGAAGGCAGCATGTACCTTACAGACCTGACAGGCAGATCAATTAGCCACACAGGTCTAAAGAAGATTGCTGATAAACGCACCTTTGGATAAGAAAGATTGGGAACTAAACCCAGATAACTATGCCAAAGATAAAGATGGAGAGTTCATCCTGAAAAAGGATGGGACTCCACGCAAGAAGTCTGGTCGTGCCAAAGGCTCCAAAGGCCGAGGATATAACTACCATTCAGAAACCAAAGCTAAACAGGCTGCTAAACGAGCAGTGAAAGAGAAGCAAAAGAAACTTAAAGCAGCCCAGAAGAAAGTAGACAACTACAAAGAGTCTATAAAACAAACAACTAAGGCTGTAGAGAAAAAGGGCATCTTTAGCGAAGAAGAACTAGAAGCCCTGCCAAAGAGCTTGCGAGAAGAAGCTAACGAAAGTGTTATCTTCAAAGCCAACGAAGGCCCACAAGAGGACTTCCTCGCTGCTTCTGAGACTGATGTATTGTTTGGTGGCGCAGCAGGTGGTGGTAAATCATACGCAATGATAGTTGATCCCTTGCGATATGCACACAGATCTGCACACAGAGCATTGATACTTAGACGCTCTATGCCAGAACTACGAGAGATTATAGACAAGAGCCGAGAACTCTATCCGAAAGCCTTTCAAGGTGCTAAGTATAGAGAAGTAGAAAAGATGTGGACTTTCCCTAGCGGGGCTAAAGTAGAGTTCGGCTTCTTGGAGCGAGATGCAGATGTTTACCGTTATCAGGGTCAAGCCTACTCATGGATTGGCTTTGATGAGATTACACACCTGCCAACAGAGTTTTCTTGGAACTACTTAGCGTCACGGTTAAGAACCACTGACCCTGAGATAGTTCCTTACATGCGTTGTACAGCGAATCCAGGGGGTTCTGGAGCGCATTGGGTAAAGAAGAGGTACATAGACGTAGCTCCGCCTCACGAGCCTTTCATGGGCGCTGACGGCCTTACAAGGAAGTTTATACCCGCAAGTTTACAAGACAACCCCTATCTAGCTAAAGACGGGCGCTACGAGCAGATGCTAAAGGCTCTACCACCCACACAGCGTAGGCAACTCCTAGACGGAGATTGGGATGTAGCGGAAGGAGCAGCCTTCACAGAGTTTAGCAGACTAGATCATGTGATAACTCCTTTTGAGATTCCAGTACATTGGGAGCGTATAAAAGGCATTGACTATGGTTACGCATCTGAATCAGCCTGTGTATGGGGTGCAGTAGACCCAAGTGACGGCACATTGATTATATACAGAGAGCTGTATCAAAAGAACTTGCTAGGCACAGAACTTGGAGAACTTATAACCAACATGGAACTTGATGACCCTTTCTCAGTTCAGGGAGTCCTAGATACAGCATGTTGGTCAAGAACAGGTACAACAGGCCCTACAGTCGGTGAGACTTTGCAACGTCAAGGACACAAGCTACGAAGGGCTGATAAGAACAGGATTCAAGGAAAAATTCAAATCCATGAATACTTGAAGATTACTCAAAGCGGTAGACCACGCATTCAAATATTTAATACATGCCCGAACCTGATACGAGAACTTCAAGGTATTCCTCTGGATAAATCTAACCCAGAAGATGTAGATACAAAAGCTTCTGATCACGCATATGATGCGTTACGCTACCTCATAATGTCTAGACCTAGAAATGCTAATCCTTTAGACCGTATGAGAGAACTAAAACGTGAACAGTCTTTTAGACCTGTTGACTCAACCTTTGGATATTAATTATGAAAAATAAAAGCATGAGAGTTAAATATAATGGCGGCGGTGTATCTGCTTTTAAAAGTATCGGTGATTTAAATGTTTCTGTAGGTGCTTCAGGTAATCAAAAGTATGTGTCTTCTGGAGCTTCGGCTTCACTAAAGAAAGGCCCCTTTACAGTATCACACCATGAAGGTTTAGACCATTATAAGAATAAATATAATAGTGGCAAGATTAACTATAGCAACAGCTCTCTTGGTGTAGATACTAAAGCAGGTCGTTTCGGCGTTGATAAGAAAGGCAATGCAAGCTACAGCTATACAACTAAAGGCGGTACACAGATTTCTGCACGAGCAAATAAACGTGGCGGTAATCTTAGCATCTTTAAAGAGCTATAAGGAATACAAATGACTGAAGAAAATACTTTGATGGATAGTGCTAATGAAATTTACTTTGATAAGGTGGATGGAGAACAAGGCTATTCAGTAAATACGGAAGAAGAGTTTATCGTTTCACAGCTAGTAGGTTTAGTGCAAGATAGATTTTCTGAAGCAGAACAAGCAAGAGACTCAGATGAAAGCAGATGGTTAAGTGCTTATCATAACTTCCGAGGATTATATGGACGTAACGTAAAGTTCCGTGAATCTGAAAAATCTAAAGTATTTGTAAAAGTAACTAAGACAAAAGTCTTGGCAGCTTTTGGTCAGTTAGTAGATGTTGTTTTTGGTACAGGACAATTTCCAATCGGCATCACTGAAACAAAAATACCTGAAGGCATCTCTACTTACAAACATGTTGACATGACTCAAGCAAGCGTTGAGCTTTCTCAACCTGAAGAAGTAGAAATAGACATGGAAACTCAAGAGCCTGTAAATCCATTTGATGTGGGTTTTGTAGGAGATGGAAAGACATTAAAAGCCGGATCTACAATGTCTGCGGGTGATACACTATTTGAAAGCGAAATAAAGAAAGCTGAAGAAGTGGGAGCCATTACATTTAGGGATGGTGCTAATCCTGATCCACAAATATTAGAAGTTTCTCCGGCTAAAGAAGCTGCACGTAAAATGCAAAAGCTTATTCACGATCAGATTGAAGAATCTAACGGCTCAAGTGAGCTTCGTAACGCTATCTTTGAGTCTGCGTTATTTGGTACAGGGATTGTTAAAGGCCCGTTCAACTTTAATAAAACTATTGGTCGTTGGGCTACGGATGAAGAAACAGGCGAGCGTGAATATACACCGCATAGTGTGCGTGTTCCTCGAATTGAATTTGTAAGCATCTGGGATTTCTTTCCAGACCCTGCTGCAACTACGCTTGAAGACTGTGAGTATGTAGTACATCGACATAAATATAATCGTACACAACTTCGTGGCTTGTCTAAAATGCCTTACTTTGATAAAGACGCTATACGTGAATGTTTGCTTATGGGGCCTACTTACGAAGAAAAAGACTACGAAAGTGAATTAAAAGACGATAATCGCTCT